CGATTACGTTAGATTGTTCATTAATAATAAGTTTGAAGAAGTTCGTGAAGTTTCTTATGTTGATACAAATAATGTATATTTTGCTGAATCATTTCCTAATGATTTAACGAATGTATCAGTTTATAAAATTCTCAGAAATGATTTATATAGAATTGGTTCTCTTGGTAGAATAACTATTAATAATGGTGGCACTGGATATGCTAATGGCGATATTCTGATTTTTACCGGTGGTTCAGGATATGGAGCAAATGCATATGTCAATGTTTCTGGAGGTGTAATTACTTCTGTAACAATGAACAATCATTCTTCAAATGCATATGTAATTGGTGGAGAAGGATACACTAGAAATTCATTACCATCAATTACTGTACAATCTTCGTCTGGGACAAGTGCTAATTTAACTGTTGCACAAATAACGGGTGACGGCGAACAATACGGATTGACAACATCAAGAATTGGCGCAATTTCTTCAATAAGAGTTGAAAGTTATGGCTATGATTACGTTGAAGCGCCAACAGTTTCTTTAAAGAATGCAGATTTAGTTTTGACGAATGTAACTTCTGGTCAACTATTTGTTTCAAACACATCCGTGTATCAAGGCGTATCAAATACCACTTCAACATTTAGTGCCACCGTGGATTCATATGATCCAGAAACATCATCTTTAAGAATTTTTAATTATCGCGGCGTTTTTGATGCTACTAAAACTATTAAATCTGATGATGGCATAGTTACAGGAAATGTGTCATCATATACGTTCTATGGTGACGGTAACGCTAAAGCTACAGCAAAATTTGAAAATGGTTTGATTCGTTATCCTGGTATTTACTTGAATACTGATGGACAAATTAGTGCGGATAAGAAGTTGCAAGACGGAGAAAAATATCATAACTTCTCATACATCATCAAGTCACAGACCGACTATTCCAAGTTTAAGAAACCACTAAACGATATTGTTCATCCAGTTGGTACAAAGACCTTCATTACCAAAATTGACAATAACGAAGAAGTGTTGACTGAAGTTAATACTGCATCATTTATAACCATTACATCTCTTGCTGATACATACAACATTGCCAATGGTTCCAACAAAATTATTACAACAAATACAAGCGCAAATCTCCAGTCTACAGTAAATGTTGGCGATTTAATTCTACTATCGAATGTTAATAGAAGATTGCAGAATACAGTCAATGTTGTTTCTGGCTCAAACATATTGTTTGGTTCCGCAAACAGCGTAAACTTTATAAACGACCTGCAAGATGGAGATACAATATATCTTTCTACCGGCAATACAGTAATTGTTAAAGAAGTTACCAATTCGTCATTTGCTATTCTTGATACTATAATTAATGTAACATCAACTTCAGCGACTGTTAATTTGGTTTATACGGCTACAGTTAGAGCTAATTCTAGAAATGCAAATACTATTTTTGCAAGTAGCATATTTACATCAGACGGCAGTAATTTGAGCGCAACCATCCAAAAAGTTAGATAAATAGAAACATGTCAGCACTCTTAACTAAAAATTTCAAAATCTTAATGGCACAACAAGTTTACAACTTGTTGGACTTGGGCTCTAACTCATATTTGCCAGCCGAAAGAAAGTCATATATGTATGCTTTTTTTGGTAGACATTTGCCATGGAATACTGGTACAGAAGTAGCGGGTACTCCTTTTGAAACAGATGCGGCTATAAATGACTATTACAAGCGTGGTGTTTTGGCTAAGCAATTATCATTTGAAAATGCATCTCTTGTTGTTCCGCGGAATGATTGGACTACAGGAACGGTATACAATACCTATGAAGCAAATACAAATTTCTATGTATTAAACACAAAAGACCAAGTATTTAAGTGCCTTTCAAACGTATCAACTGGCACAATATCTACAGCGCAACCAGAACTCACACTTTCTACAACATCTTTGGAAGAACCATATGTAGAAACTGCCGACAAGTACAAATGGAAATATATGTACACCCTAACATCATTACAAAAACAAAAGTTTTTGACCGATGATTGGATGCCAGTTTCCACAAATAAATTTGTACGTGGAGCGGCTGAAGCTGGTTCAATTGATATTGTAACAGTAACAAATTCTGGCAATAACTATACTGATTGTAGTGTGCAAGGTATTATTACAATTGACGGCGATGGAACAGGCGCAGTATTAAAAGCAAATGTTTCTGGTGGAAAGGTGCAAAATATAGTTATACAAAATCGCGGAAATTATTATACTTATGCCAACTTAACATTTACAGATGTTACTGGTGGTGTTGGTTCTCTTGCTGCCGCTGAAGTTTCAATTGCTCCACATGATGGTCATGGCTATGAACCCGCATATGAATTGGGTGGTTCTACTATCATGTTTAACGTAGAGTTTGCACAAGATGAGGGTGGTATATTACCGGTAGATAATGATTTTCGTGAAGTCGTATTATTGAGAAATCCATATAAATATGGAACCACTACATTAGCCACAGCACAAACATATAGTTTATACACGCTTGTTAAAGTTTCACCCGGTGTTGGCGACTTTAACAATGATGAAGTTGTATATCAAGGCGCAACATACGGTGATGCAACATTTACGGCCGATGTTATTTCTTTTAGTGAAACACCAAATTTACTATATCTAAACAATGTTCGCGGAACATTACAAACAAATCAAGCTATCAGAGGCTTGCAAACCGGTGCCATTCGCATCGTAAATTCCGTAACAAATCCCACTCTTGATTTGTACTCCGGAAAGATATTATACATATCAGATAAACTGCCAATTACAAGAGATCCAGCCCAAACCGAACGAATTCGTTTCATTTTGAGTTTCTAAACGAGGAATAAATGACTGCTACTTTTAACTACGATCCATACTATGACGATTTTGATGAAGATAAAAACTTTATGCGAGTTTTATTTCGTCCAGGATATTCGGTTCAAGCCCGTGAATTAACACAGTTACAAACTATAATGGCTAACCAAATTGAAAAATTTGGTAATCACATTTTTAAAAGTGGTAGTCCGATTGTTGGTGGTAAAGTTTCGTTAGATACCAAAGCCAACTATGTCGTTCTTCTTGCTCAATATAATAATTTAGATGTTGATGCTACACAGTTTTTAGATAAAACTATAGTATCTTTCAATTCATCAAAAATAGTTAAAGCAAAAGTTATTGCAATTGATAATTCAACTGCTAATCCTATTCTTATTTTAAAGTATTTGAGTGGCGAAAGATTTGCAGAGTCTGATGAAATTCGTGTTTATGGCCAAGAAATTTATGCTCAACTAAGATCCACATCAGCAGTTGGTGGATCATATGTTGCTAAACTCCAAGAAGGTATTTACTACTTCAAAGGACAATTTGTAAAAGTAGTTCCGCAATATCTTGTTCTTGAAATTTTCTACCGAGTTGGATATAATACAACAACAATCAATTTAAATCCATCTTACAAAGTTGGTATTGAATTTACCGAAACTATTGTTGATGAAATTGATGACACTTCATTGTTAGATCCAGCCCAAGGCGCATTTAACTATCAAGCGCCTGGTGCAGAACGCTATGCAATTCAAACATCTCTTGCAAAAAGAACCTTAGATTCTGCTGATATTTCTACATTCTTCGAAATTGTTCGTCTTGTCAATGGCGTAAAAACAAAAGAAATTGAATATCCAATCTACAGCGAAATTGAAAAAACATTAGCCCGCCGCACATATGACGAATCTGGAAACTACACCGTAGATCCATTTGTCATTTCTCTTGATGAAGGAGATAGTGCTAACGGTAAATTTAATGTTGTTTTGGATCCAGGCAAAGCATATGTGAGTGGTCACGAATTTGAAACGATTGCACCAACAGTTATTGAAGTTGATAGAGCAAGAGAAGTTTCTAATGTTTCAAGTTTTGACTTACCAACAAACTATGAAAGTAGTTTGGTTTTGGCGAATGTTCGTGGTACACTTGATATTACATCATTTCCATCTTTAGACATCCACTCAGTTAATATTGCAAACGTAAGTTTTTCAACAACAGCAAAATATAATTCTACTAAAATTGGCACAATACGTGCTAATATGATTCGTTATAATGATGCAACTACAACATCAAATGGCAAAAGTCATACTTTTACGGTAAGTACTTTCGGTGCAAATACTACTCCTATTTCAGGAACACTAGCCGCATCTGGTTCTTCTCCAACTTCTAT